ATAAATCTATTACTTGGTCTAATTTACCCTCTACTCTTGTCATATCAAATGTTCCTACAGATTCTCCTTTATGTACCTGAGCAACTCCTGTTTGTGTTACGTTATGTCCAGGACCACCTGCCTTAGTTTCAAGTGATGGAACAGGAGGAAGATTAAATCCAAATTGTTTTCCACCTATAAGTGGCACCCAATCTGGTACTGTAATACTAAGTGCATTCAATCCATTAATCATTGCATTTACACCAGCAATAATAAAATTAAAGGGTGCTTTAACAACATTCATTAACAACCCAAAGGCTGCCTTTATTCCTTCCCATAATAATTGAAATGGAAATACTAACACTTTCATTATTGCTCCACCAATAGTAATAATTAAATCTAACATCCATCCTAAAAGTTTTATAATTGGATTTAATATTGCAAATACCACTTTTAATGGTGCCCAAGCCACTTTTAAAGTTACTGCGAGTACTTTAAGTATAGCCCCAAGTGTAGGTCCTAATGCTATCATTAATTGTTTTAATGGCTCCATTGCCTGTTTAAATAAATCCCCTAACATACTACCCATAGACTTCATCCCTTCATTCGTCTTTTCATCTGCCCTTTGCATTCTCTCTTTTTCTGCTCTTTCCTCGGATGTCATTGCATTTAAATTTGCTTGGTTTGCTAACATTGATGCCAAATCTTCTGTTGATTTACCAGTTGCTTTAGCTAAAGCATCTCTCTGTACAACATTCATGGCCTCAAATTCTGCCTGTGTACCGATTTGTTTTAATATTTCTCTCTCTTGACCTGCTATATCACCTTTTAATGCCAATTCTCTGGCCTTGTCCATATTAATCATTCTACCCGTCAGCATACTTGCTTCCATTTGGTCATTGATATTTGACTCAAAATCTAATAAAGCATCAGATGTTGCTGCCATACTCTCCAACGAAGTACCAAGTTTTCGTGCCATTATTGAGGCTTTAGCTAAATTCTTACCACCTTCTTTACCAAACCTTGAAAATGTTCCCATATTTGCTGTAATATCTTCAAATACTTTTGCTGGTGCAACTCCTTCCATCTGTGCCATATGACCTATTTGTGCTAATTGAGCTGATGCTGCTGCGTTTGACTCTGCTCCGAGTGCTTTCATTGCGGTCATTGCTGGTGCTATAGAATCGGCTGACATCCCATATAATCCTTGTAACTCTGCCATTGTTGATAAATTTTCTTGTGTTATATTACTAACACCACCCATACTATCAGCTATTCCTTGTGCCATAGTTCCAACATCTTCAGCACTTACTCCTAACATCTTAAAATTCATTGCTGTTGCATCAACTGAAGCCTGTATCTCAAAGGCCTCTCCACGAGTAACACCAAATTCTTGTCTCATTGCCTCTGCATAACTCATTGCTTTATAGAGTAAAACACCAATAAGTGCTATGGCCGCGGCAACTGCTACATATGGATTGGCCAATGCTGCAGTTACAAACTGCCATGCACCTTTAGTTGCCACTTTCATTCCACTTGCCAATTTCTCAGTATAATCCATTGCTCCAGTTGTTATATTGTCTAACGCACCATCCATATCATTTAATGTTAATACAGAATCATCATCTTTTGAAACTAACTGACCAGTTGATAAATCTCTATACCTTTCAGCAATTTTACCAGTTTTTGTAGTGTATTCTTCGAGTGCTACAGTTGGTTCTGAAAAGGCACCTACTAAATTTTTCTGAACTGTATCACCAAATGACATACCCAATCCTTCCAAATCAACAAAAGATGATATCATACTTCCAAATGGAAGTGATTCCATTATCGACTTTAACTTTTCATGTGGTCCAAGAATATATTTCATTGAAGCACCTATCTGATTGTTCATTTGTCTCATTCTATCAGAATTTGCAAGATTCTGTTTACCCGTCTTAACAAGAGTATCTGCCTGGTTATTCATCTCTACCATATCATCTTCCATTTGCTGAATAGAAGTAACCATTGAATCATATAATGCATCTGCAGGATTCATAGTTGCAAGTTCCGCTTTCAGATTTTTTAGTTTTATTTTACCTGATTTTATTTCTCGTTGAGTAAGTATGTTTTGTTTTATAGCCAAATCATATAATTCTTGTGCTTTATCTACTGAAACAGTATATCCATCAGTACCTAATTTACCATATTGCATGGCCAAATCATTTGTTATACCAAGATTTTGCGATTGTAAATCATTTATATCAGTTAATCCCTCTCCAATTTGTGTTATTGCGGAATCAAAAATACCTGACATTTTTATCATTTTTGGTAACATTTCTTGACCTCGGGCCATGGACTCTTTCGAGAAGGCCTGTCCACCCTCATTCTGACCAGATGCCCATTCCTCATACATGCCAACATGAGATTTTAATACGGATGTAGTAGCTGCCATTTCCTTACTACCACCCCCTAAATAATTTTCTGCTAATTCTGAAGATTGTGATATATCATCCATTAATAATGCTATACTCGAAAAGGTGTCTGTCATTGCATTTCCACCCCTAATCATGGGTTGCATATTTGATGCAGCTAATTTAAATGATGTAGCAAATTTGAAAACTGATTTGGTTCCTGTTTTTGTCCAAACTTGTTGTTTTTTTCCAATCTCATCTTGTAGTGCCGAAACTTTACTTGCTATTCCAAGAAATTTAAATTCACTCTTTTCCCTATCTGCGGCTGCCTTTGATTCTATTTTGGCAATTCGTTTTTTTCTATCCTCTAAGGCCTTTAATTTGGCTAATCCTTGATCATCTAATTTAACGCCTTCTGCCTTTAGGGCCTTAATTTCCCCTTCAATTTTGCGTTTTTCTCGTAATAGTTTTATTTCTTCTTTGAGGGCCACAATTTATCCTTAATACATTTCTCTATCTTTTCGTTTTTCACGGTGTTTTTTTTGTTTAAGAAGTGCATCACCAAGTTCTTTACTTGCCTTTTCATATTTTTTATTTGCTCGTGCGAGGGCAGGACTCTCTTTAGATAATAGGTCAAGAGCCTTCTTTGTCCGTCTATTAAAAATATTCTTCATCAACTTAGCAATTATACTTTCTTTAAGTTGTTCTTCTGTTAATTTATGTTTAGATGAAGCCATTTTCTTCTCCCTTATTTTAATGATTATATCTTGATTTCTGTTATAAAACAGGATGTTATAACTCAATAATAAATATCATATATAGGAAAAATTGTTAGCCTCGGGGGATACCTGGTCGTGAAATACCAGATTTTTTCTTAGATGATTTTTTATATTCTTTTTGTTCTTCTTCGTAAAATTTCGAAGCAGATTGTATATAAAATCGGCGCAAATATGTTGGCATATTATATACTTCCGTGAATGAGAATCCCCCTTTACCATGAAAGCAAAGGGAAAAGATTTGCTCGTGTATCGCGGGCTTATCTTCGGCCCGCAGGCCAAAAAAACTCAACATCTAATGGGATGTCCATAGTCGTATCTTCACCAGTAGCTTCACTGATAAAGGTAAACGACATATCCACATCAGGTGTTATTTCTTGAAGTTGTTCTCTAAACGCAAAAGAATCACGGGATAACAATTCATTATCTACGAATTCATTTATACGTTTAATAGAAGTATCTCCACCAACAGACAAGATTGCCTTTTTCAACCTTGTTGTGATCTCTGAAGAAATTCCACTTTCTTTTGTAAATTTCCTTAATGCCTTTAATTCAACATCAATTTCTTTTTCTTCTTTGTGTGTTAATAGACGAAATAGAATTTTAATTTTGGATGATGGTAATTCAAATTCAAATTCATTTTTACCGTCCTTAAATAGTTTCCTATCAATCTTCCTATCACTTATTTGAGTTAAATCAAAAGTTTCCTCTTGTTTATCTCCAGTAGATGGGTCTGTAAGTTTAACGGTATAATCTTTACCATATCCAAGTACTCTTGTTGCAATCATCACTGCATTTTTATCACCAAGTAAAAGATCATCAAGTGATACTTTTTCGTCTACGATAACAGATTCCAACAGTTTATCTAAAACAATTCCTTTTTGAATTAGATTCCGAGAAGTTAAAATATCTTCTTCTTTAGCGGTCATATACTTTAATTCGATAGTTCCACTTGCCAGTGGTGAATCTTTTGAATAAAGTAATCCCTTAGAAGGCAAATCAACTACCTCTGTTGGAAACTGGCGTTTATCTTCTGCCATGTTTATCTCCTTTAATGTAAAATATTATTGAATAGTAACCTATACAATATAACCAATTATTATAAAACTAACTGGGGATATTGAAATCCCCAGTTTAAAATACTACTACTGTTGAATTATGCTTTTCCAACAGCGTCACGAACTCCGTACAAACCAAATGCTGCGAGTAATTGCCAAACTACATCAGGTACTGCTTCTACAACACCTGCTGCCTGTAATACTCCAACAACTCCAGCAACTACTGAAGTCCATATTGTCTTTGATTTCCACCAAGCTTTATCTGCTATGACTGCCATAATTAACTCCTTTTTTTGTTAAAATTTTATTAGAACTGTAGTATTGCGTAATCGTATCTAAGTGTCAAGGTTACATCAACTGGGTCTGTAGTATTTGCCCAATCTAAATCACCAAATGTTGCGTTGGTAATCCATGTACCTTTAAGTGTCCACTCTTCAACCTTATCACCCACAGGTCCTAATACATTAATTGTTACATCTTTTTTATAAAAATCTGAGTATCCATCTCTACCTGTTACGGATTCATGCGATAACCGAACCCATTCCATACATGCTTGTGCGGCAGATGGAACAACAGGATCATAAAGTGTAATTTCTAATTCTTCCCATGCTCCCTTACCTTTAACATATCGTTTAACATTGATGTGGTCGAGTTCAATCGTTTCGAAAGCGATTGTAGGTCTGTTAGCTGTCTTAACAAGATAAGCTGGTATTCCCTCAATGTACATGATGTACCGATTTTTAGTTTTCGGTTCAAACGGTGTGAACATTATTTCAGAAGGATCTAATAAGTCTGGCATCTTTAATCTCCAATAAGTTTAATTCTTCAACTATAAATATCAATTTTATGAAAAATCGTTATATTCATTTTTCATAGTTTTATAGAAGTTTTATATCTTCTTCGTATATAAATATATTGAGCAACAAAAAACCCCTCAAAAAAGAGGGGTTTTTGTTTAGTTAATCTATTGATTAAACTTATGACGGGAATGTAGCTCCTGTCGGTAGTACTACGAAGTCCAATACAATAAATTCTGCGGTTCTTGTTGGTTGGATAAATATCTGACCAATAAGTTGATTTCTATCAATCACATCAGGTGTGTTATTGGAATCATCCATAACTACCTTAAATGCAGATAGACCACTATTTGCTTGTACTGATTCTAAGAACGGATTCACAATGTTCAAGAAACGATTTCTTGTTGCTGCTGTGTTCTGTTCAAATACTAAGTATCTACTTGAAGATGCAATAAACTTCTTGAGTTTAATTAACAATCTACGAACATTCACCCTATCAAGTGCAGATGGACGACCTTGTAAGGTTTTTTGTCCCCAAACTACTACACCTTGACCTGGGAATGAAGCTATCGGATTAACTCTATCTTCATAAAGAGTATCTCTTTCATCATGAGTTAATCTTGTTTGTGCTTCAAGTACAGTTGTTAAACCACCACGATTCAAACCTGCTGGTGCGAACCATTCGTGTGCTACTTTATCTGTGAACGCTATAGTTCCAGGTAGTACAACTGAAGGTGGGACCCAAACTGGTAATGCTGTATTTCTATCAACAATCTTTACCCAAGGATAATATGTTGCTGCGTAGTTAGTATCAAGTGCAGATATCGCTGCTGTTGCAGCTGATATTGAACCACCTTTAATACCACAATCTAATACATAAAAAGCATCACCTCGTTCTTCACATTTTTGTATCGCGTGATTTGTAATCTTCGGATGTAAATTGTGAATAACACCAGGAGTTACTAACATATTCAAGTCAAATTCATCAGGATTACTTACAGCGTTAATTGCTTTCTTATAAGCTACTGCTCCTGCTGCGGTTGCACTTGAAATGTCAAACCCTTGTGTGTTTGATGCCACTATACTCGCTCCTGTCAATTTTGGATTTGCTGGGTTATCCCCATCGAATCCACCTTGAAATGGAACAACAAACTTTCTCTGTTTTACACTTGAAAGTACAAGAGTAATTTTTTCAGTTCCATCTGAATAAGTATCACCAGTTGTTGATGCATCTGTATGTCCTAACATATTTTCAAGACTCATTGTTACATGAGCTCCACTACCTGCTGAATCTGGTATAGGTGCTAAATATTCTTCAGCATCTGCGTTACCATAATCATGTCCATAAGGAACATTTGAATCAAACTCACTCTGTGCATTAGTTTGTAAACTTTTCAATGCCCAAGTTGGAACTGCTGTACTTCCAGCACATGGATTACTAATTGCTGCGTGTCCCATTGGTACTAATGATTTTGGAATAGAACCATCTGAAATATCAGAAAAATCTGATAAATAAATATGTTTAGATCTATTATTCCAATCACCATTATAAGTAAGTTTTCCAGTTGCGGAAATGGTTACATACCTATCTCCAATTCTACGAGCAAAGAAATTAGTACTCTTAGGATCGAAATTAAGTCCATCCCACTGTTCCAAAATGTTATCGGTTGTTAGACCATTATCATCTAAACCAGTCTGTCTTACTTGAAGTGAAAACTGTCCATAATCACTACCAGCAACTGTACCAGCTTTCTTAACATTCAAAATAACAACTTTATATTTGTTATTTACATCACTACCATGTGAACGAGTATTAGCTTTAAATAAGTTATACCGTGAATTATTAATCAACTGTGATTGAATGTATGGTGTTGATGCGTTATTATATGCTGTTGCAGATGTGAAAGTCGCGTGACTTGCAGTTATTGCTGCAGACGATCCAGTCGGTCCAGTTTGTGAATGGTGTCCGCCGCTACTTTGTGCGTATTTGAAATTCTTATACAAATATGCTCCAACCGTACTTCCACCAGATTTCTGAACTTGTGCATCTCTACTGAATACTTCACCAATATAATTTGCACTTCCTGTATCAAATGATATTGAATAACTTGCAACTGTTAAAGCTTTAGCTCCCCAGTTACTACCACTTAACCCAATTGATCCTGCTGTCCAGTCTGATCCAATACCGAGTGTACTACCTTCCAAGTCAGCAGTTCCATCTGAACCACCACGTGAAGGTAATAACACAGCTAATGTCTTTTTAGATATACCACTTCCACTCACATAAATATTAATTGAGTCTGCAGTATATCCACCAGTATTAAGAACACGAACTATCGTTACTGATCCCGCACTTCTTAAATATTGTTCTACCGCGTACGGTGTGTAAAATCGTTGGTCGGTTGATCCAAACATTTCTTCAAACTCTGAGAAATTACTAACTTGAGTAGGTACAAAAGCGGGACCTTTAACTGTTGGTCCAACTATACATGCTCCAATTGCAGCAATTCCTGCAGGTAAAAATGATAAATCTCGTTCCCTCGTAAATACACCCGGACTTACGATTCTTTCTGCCATTATCTTTCTCCTATTATTGTTATAATTTAAATAACTAAATTAGTCGTTTTTAGACTATAAATATTTACTATAAATATAGCCTAACTTTCTCAAACGATGTGTTTGTAGGAGATTATTTAAGTAGTTTCTGAAGCTTCTGTGACTTGAGCAGCGGTTGGTGCTGGTGTAAAAACTCCCGTTGCGGGGTCTAAATTACCAGGACCATACTTTTCATTCAACGATTTAACAATATCTTGTTCCTTCTTTTGTAACTCAGAATAATCACTTTCCATCTGAATTTCAGTTGCATCAAGTGCATCTAATTGTTGTTGAACTAAAAGTTTCTGTACCTTTAATTGTCCAAATTGAGCTGATTTTTCAGAATAACCATCTTGTAACTCACGTAGTGATTGTAATTCTTCATCACTAAATTTAGTTTCTGATGCCTTTTCTTCTACTTTTTTAGCTAAATTGGACTCTTCTG